CAAATGGTCAAAAAATTGCAGAGAAGTCAAGAGAAGTTTTTTCTAAGCCTAGTCCTTTAATTACAGCAGATACAGTGCTAGAACCCGGAGAAACATTAAACTCATTGAGAGAACGATTAGGTCCAGTAGAAAAAAAACTAGAACCTATTACAGATCTTTTAAGTGAAAGTGTACCTGTTACTCCTACTTCGGTTTCTTTTCACCCTGCAATGGTTGCCGCTAAAAAGATGCAGAAAAAAATACATGATCAATTAGAAGAATCAAATGCCAACAAACAACTGCGGTTAGCTGCATTTGAATTAGCTTTGTTTGGTACAGGTATTATGAAAGGTCCATTAGCTACAAATAAAGAGTATCCTAATTGGAGTGACGATGGTGAGTATGACCCTGTAGTTAAAACTGTACCATCTACTAACTATGTATCAGTGTGGAACTTTTATCCTGACCCTGATGCAGCTAACATGGATGAAGCAGAGTACTGTTTAGAACGACACAAGATGTCTCGCTCACAAATGAGAGCTTTAAAAAAACGTCCTTTCTTTAGATCTAACGCAATAAATAACGCTATTGAACTAGGAGAGTCCTACGAAAAGAAATGGTGGGAACAAGAAATGGAAGATGACGCACAACAAAGTTCAGCAGAGCGTTATGATGTGCAAGAGTTCTGGGGTTTTGTTGATGTTGATATGTTAAAAGAACACGACATAGATATACCGCCAGAGTTAAAAGAATTAGATGAAGTAAGTACAAACATATGGATATGTAACGGACAAGTACTACGTTTAGTTATGAACCCATTTAAACCAGCTATACTCCCTTACTATGCTGTACCTTACGAGATAAACCCTTACAGTTTCTTTGGTGTAGGTATTGCTGAAAACATGGACGATACTCAGACACTTATGAATGGGTTTATGCGTATGGCTGTAGACAACGCTGTACTTAGCGGTAATTTACTTATAGAAGTAGATGAGACTAACTTAGTTCCCGGTCAAGACATGAGTGTGTATCCCGGTAAAGTATTTCGTAGACAAGGTGGCGCACCCGGTCAAGGTATCTTTGGTACTAAGTTTCCTAATGTAGCTCAAGAGAATATGCAGCTATTTGATAAGGCTCGTGTACTAGCTGACGAAAGTACAGGCTTCCCTAGTTTTGCTCACGGACAAACTGGAGTATCAGGTGTAGGACGAACTGCATCAGGTATCTCTATGCTTATGGGTGCGGCAAATGGTAGCATACGAACAGTAGTAAAAAATGTTGACGACTATTTAATAGGACCACTAGGTAAAGCATTCTTTAGTTTTAATATGCAGTTTGATTACGATACAGAAATTAAAGGTGATTTAGAAGTAAGAGCTAATGGTACAGAAAGTCTAATGGCTAATGAAGTACGTAGTCAGAGATTAATGCAGTTCTTAGGAGTTGTACAAAATCCTGTACTTGCACCATTTGCTAAGATGGACTTTATCATTAGAGAAATAGCTAAGAGTATGGACTTAGATCCTGACAAAGTTACTAACTCGTTAGGTGATGCAGCTATACAAGCTGAAATATTTAAGAAGTTTAAAGAAGAAAATCCTGAAGCAACACCTGAAGCTGCACCTCAAGGTGCGCCTCCTGTAGCTCCACCTACTGGTGGACCTGCTAAACCTCCTGCTGGTGGACCACCTCCACCACAACAACCTCCTGCAGGAGTTCAAGTTCAAGATACTCAAGGATCAGGTGGAGGTAACATAGGTACAGGAACAGTTCCTACTCCGGGTGAACAAGGCTTTACAGGAAATGTACAGTAATGGGATTTAAAGTAAAAAGAATACCTTTTTTACCTGAAGGTGGTAAAGCTATAAATGATGGCATAAATCAATTCATTGATACTTTTATTGACCCTTTGTTTAAATCAAGACAAAAAGAAGACTTAGGTATTACGTCAAGTGGTAAAGAAAATCCTCCTTTTAAAGGAGAAGGTAGTCTTTCTAAAGTTGAAGAAAACGCTTTAGATAGAAGAATACTTGAAGAAATTAAAATTGATGATTTCTTACGTGGAACAGATTTAGAAGGTAAAGTTCTTACTGAAGTTGAACGTAATAAACTTATAAAAGAAAGAGCAAAAACAGTAGGTCTAGGTACTAATATATTACAGTTTTATGATCCTGTAGTTTCTAGTTTAGAAGCAATGAATATTTCTAAAACAGGAACTAAAGGAAAAAACATATTAGCTAATCTATATAAAAGATCTCCAGAAATAAAAACTGCTTCTTTACAGTTTAGAGATTTAGAAAGACTTATTGATCCAGAAAAATTATATACAAAAAAAGAAATAGTAGACATAGCTAAAGAAGAAGGACTAGACGTAACAGCAGAAGTTTATGAAGGACAAAATGTAAAGTATGGATTTGATCAAAGACAAAATTTAGATCTTCTTTCAAATTTAACAGAAGAAGAAAGAAAAGATTTAATAAAAAATATTAGAGAGACACACAATATTTCTAATAAAATTTCAGATGAAACAATAGAACAAAATATTTTTCAGTACACACTAGGTAATGATTTATACAGAAATGTTACTCCGCTAGATACGGAAACTACTAATAAATATTTTGAAATTAATTTACGAGCAAAACGAATAAAAAATATTGAGATTTCTGAAAGAGAAAATAGAAGTAAAATGCTTAGGTTTCCTAGTACACATTTTCCTGATTCCTTTGGTCACGCTAGAGGTACAATCATGGACGTTTTAAAACCTGATAACACAAAAGAACGTGTGATTATTATGGATGAATTTCAAACAGATTTATTTAAAGCAGATCAACAAATGCAAATAACTAGATTTGGAGAATTTCCTAATGCAACAGGTTATACAGTAGGAAATGTTGACTTTCCATTAGCTAATCCAATAAAAATACATGCAGACTATATAGAAAAACTTATGTATAGTTTAATGATTTACGGCAAAGAAAACAACGTATCAAAAATAATAATACCTCAAATGGATAGAATAGCAGAACCAAGAGATAAATTTGGTTACACATTAAATAAAAAAATATACAAGAGTGCAGTAAATACTGTTTTAAAAAAAATCAAAGCTGAGTTTGGTGATACAGTAGAAATAGGAAGACATAAAATTCCGTATGCTAATAGCCCTGTATTATTAAAAAAACAAATGACTGATATAGCAAGAAAGTATGGGCTTAGTGGTACTACAATTAAAAAAGATATATTTAATTTAAATAAAGAAAAATCTGAAAAACTTTTAAATGATTTTTTAATTCCAACTTATAATGAAATTAAGGGAAAAATTGGAAATGAAAATTTTATATCTATTGACAAATTAGAATCTATAGATGATCGCATAATAAACATAGTTAGTAATGGAAAAGTAGTTGACGGAGATATAGGAAAGTTATCTGGTAAAGAACGACTGCGTATGTTAAGATATCAAAATATGACTTTAGAGGATGTAGATATATTATTTATGAAGGTGCATAAAGCTCGTGAGAATAGAAAACAAGGTGTTAAGGCAGGAATTTTACCTGCTATAGATGATGTATTAGATGCACAAGATGTAGCAGCAGATATTAATCGTTCATATAATGAAGCGCATGGTTACATAGACAAAGTCTCAATGCAGGGTACTAACGCTGGACCAGAAGATGTAAACATAAACTTAGATCATGTTTTATTATTATTAGAAACTGAGCCTTCATTTATAAACTACTTAGTTCTTAATCAAACAAAAGAATTAACAACTATGAAATTAGATCACATAGATAAATTGAGAACTTTTTGGGGTAAAGATTGGGAATCTCTAGGAGTAGAAAAAGATGTTAATAATCCTTTTTATGGAGGTAGAATAGGAGATGAACACCATATTACTTCTCCTTATTATCAATTTGACAGAGGATTTGGTTCTCAAAACCAACCATTACAGGCTGCAAACGATAGTTTAAATCAATCTGCTTATTTAATAAAAAGATTCTTTAATGTAAATACATATTTAAAACGAGTAGCAGATCCATACAGAGTTTTACATACTTTTAATGATGGTTTTTATAATACAAATATAACCAAACTAGGAGAACAACTTAAAAAAGTTGTATCTGATGAAGGAGGATTAGTATCTATTGAACGTCTTGAATCTAACAAAATAGTACAAAAAACAGAACTACCTGATTTAATGGCTCCAATTCCCAAACGGGATACAGATTTTTATAAAGAAATAATTTTAGCAGCAGAACGAGTAACAAAATTACAAAAACAACTAGATAAACAAAAAACTATGACACAAGAAGGAAACTTTCTTGATATATCTAAACTTGATTTTGACCTTGATACAGAGCGTTATCTTCAAGCAAGAGGGTTTGCTGAAGGTGGTTTAGTTAGTAAAGGTTTAATGTCTAGGCCTGACTACAAAAGAAAAAGCGGAACAGTTGTATGAGAGAATTAAAACAAATAGTAAACACTAAACCTGTATGGGATTCTTTCTTAGAGTACTTAGATGAAACAATTACATTAGTACATAAACGACTAGAACAAGAAGTAGATGTCGAAAAGATATACAGAGCGCAAGGTGAGATAGCTGCACTCAGACGTTTAAAATATATGAGAGATGAATTTAACAATGACGATAAAACAAAAGGATTTTACTAATGGCTATTGAACAACAAATGGAAATGTTTGGTGCAGGTGATATGGGAAGGTTAGACGATGATGGAATGACTAAAGATCCTGTAAGCGGTAATCCAATACCACCCGGTAGTATGGCTAACGAAGTACGAGATGATGTAGAAGCGAGACTTAGTGATGGTGAGTATGTAGTTCCAGCTAACGTAGTTAGATTTTTTGGTGTTAAATTCTTTGAAGATTTACGTACACAAGCTATGCAAGGATTAGCTACTATGGAAGCTAATGGTAGAATAGGGGGTCAACCTGTACCTGCAGAGATGCCAATGAAAGATCAGATGGCACAGAGTCAAGCTCCTATGTCTGAGAATGAAATGGAAATGTTACAAAGTATGATGAACGAAGGTGGTTACATACAAGGCTACTCTCATGGTGGTAGTCACGATAACTCAATAGATTTTGAAAATCCATCTAATTATCCTTTTGATCCTTCAGGGTTTTTGACACCGGGTGGTAGTTATATGACTAACCCTAATCTTACACCTGATCCTAATGCACCACCTCCTCCTACTACAACGCCAGAACCAGACCCTGAGTCAGGTATTAGTTTTGTAACTATGGTTAATCCTGCTACTAATGAAATACAAGTAGTGCAGTTCATGGGTGGTAATCCTGTAGATCCTAATGCGTATAATGCACTATTAAGTAATGGATTTTTTATACAAGGAAGTCCTGAGTTAGATGCATATAAACAACAACAAGATAGCGATGATAACGAAGTTGATACAACTACTCGTCCTCATCCTAGTGATGCAACTATAAGTGAGTTAGGACAATTAATAGCTGAGTCTAGTAAAGGGGGAGGAAGTTTACTTGAAATGATTCCCGGTATTACAGGTGCAGTTACAGGTAAATTAGCTCAAGATCATCGTGATGATATTACTAAAGCACTAGATACATTTATAGGACAATCTACAAGTGTAGCTAATAAAAGAGCAGCACAAGTTATGAAAGATATATGGACTAACGCAGATTTAACAGCTAAAGATAGAAAAGAAGCTATATCTAAAGCAGGTCTGTACACTGGACCATCTATGAAAAATGCACTTGGTGTAAAAGCAGGTAAGTTCGGAAGTGAAAATTGGTATGGATTAACTCCTCAAGAAGAAATAGATAAAATGTTTGGAACTTCAGACGATCTTGAAAAAGTATTAGAGAGTGAAAGAAGCACAATTAAAGATGCAAATCAAGCTAGAATAGATAAAATAAAAAAAGAAGCAGAAGATAGCAATCAAACTGTAGCAGAAACTTATCAACAAGATAAAAAAGAAAAACAAAAACAAAGAGATGAAGCAGAAGAAAATAGACAAGAAGCAGAACGACAAGAAGAACAAGCTAATAAATCTTCTGGCTCAGATTCTAGACCTGATAATAGTGCCTCTGCTTATAGTGGTAGTGTGCAAGGTAAAGAATTTGGAATGAATAAAGGTGGACTAATAAAAAAACGAACTAAAAAGAAAACTAAAAAATAACTACAAGGCAAAACAACTATAAGGCTACCCGGTGATGCTGGCCCCAACATAAAAGGAATATAATATGCCCGAACTATCAACTATGGAAACACCTAAGACTGCTGGCTTTGTTGACAGCAAACACTCTAATGCAAATAGACGCAGAGCAGAAAAAGAAGAAAAAGAAATAGAAGAACTTCTTAACTCTCGTAAAGAACAAACAGAAGAAGTAGAAGTCGAAGAAAAAGTAGAAGCTACTAAAGAAGCAGAAAAAGTAGAAGCTAAAACAGATGACGATACAGAGTTAACACGAGAAGAAAAAACGTACAAGAAGCGGTATGATGATCTTCGTAGACACCAGAACAAATTGGTTGAACAAGTTAAAACTTTAGAAGCTAAACTATCTGACTCTTCAAACTTTACTGCTCCTACAACTGAAGCTGAGCTAGAAGCATGGAAAGAAAAATATCCTGATGTAGCTAACATTGTAGCTGCTCTAGCTAAAAAAGAAGCTAAAGCTATGTATGATGCAGCCGATGAAAGGCTTACTCGTCTAGATGAAATTGCAGCAAATGCTAATAGATCTAAGGCTGAAGCAGAAATACGAGCTATACATTCTGACTTTGATGAGCTAAAAGAGAGTGATGCATTCCATGATTGGGTAGATGTACAACCTAAATGGGTTAAAGATGCCTTATATGTAAATGAAGACGATCCTGCTTCTGTAGCACGAGTAATTGATCTTTACAAAGCAGACAACAACATAGTTAACAAAACAAAAAAAGCATCAGCTAAAAAAGCAGCTACAGCTATTGTCACTAAAAAAGGACGTACCTCTGTAGATGCAGATGATGTTAGTGGTAAAATTACAGAGTCTGACGTAAATAGAATGTCAGCTAAAGAATACGAAGATCGTTCCGATGAAATAATGGAAGCGATGCGTACAGGGCGATTTGTCTACGATATGACAGGTGCAGCCCGATAAAAAAAGTGTTGACAAAATTGTCGCACTTTGATATAACTAGTACTACCTATAAAAATTAGTGGCCCTTTTAAATAAGCTACCCACAGTTTTATATTTTAAACACAAAGTCTAAACTAATCAATAAGACCTACCTGATACCAAAGGCCCAATAAAAGTTAAGAATAGCTAGTCTTGCTTGAATTGCACCCTGACCGTTCAGCCTCTTATTACTACCGTTTAGCTTAATTCGTAAGCCAAACATCCATAGGAGGAATTTAACATGGCTTTTTCAACAGCAGCAGGTTATGGTAACCTGCCAAACGGAAACTTTTCTTCGATTATCTACTCGAAGAAAGTACAGGTTGCTTTTCGCAAGTCTACCGTAGTTGGAGATATTACTAACTCTGATTACTTCGGTGAAATTGCGTCACAAGGCGATACTGTTAAAATAATAAAAGAACCTGAAATCTCAGTTAAGGCATATGCTCGTGGTACAACTATCCTACCACAAGACCTTGACGATGAGGACTTCTCGTTGACAATCGACAAATCAAACTACTTTGCTTTTAAGATTGACGACATTGAAGAGGCACACAGCCACGTAAACTTTATGCAACTTGCTTCTGATAGAGCAGCATATCGTTTGGCTGACCAGTACGACCAAGATGTATTGGGATACTTGTCAGGTTTTAAACAATCATCAATTCACGGATCACCAGACACAGTTAACGCAACTGTAAATGGTACTGTGGCAGTTTCAACTGCAGGAACAGATGAACTTCTTTCCAGCATGAAACTAGTAAAAGGTGACTTCGGTAACATTACTACTAGTTCAGCAGGGACTCACTCGATTCCTCTGACTCCACGTATGCCGGGTGCAACATCCTTGCCAACAGCTACAGCCTCACCAATGATGGTTGTGTCTCGTATGGCTAGACTACTTGATCAACAGCAAGTTGATTCAGGTGGACGTTGGTTAGTTGTAGATCCAGTGTTCATGGAGATGTTGCGTGATGAAGATTCTCGTCTTCACAATGCAGACTTCGGAGCATCAGGAAGTATACGTAATGGTCTAGTTGTTAACAACTTAGGCGGTTTCAGAGTATACAGTTCAAGCAACTTACCTGCAGTTGGTACAGGTCCGGGTACTTCTGGTACAGCGAACCAAATTGCTAACTACGGTGTAATTGTAGCTGGACATGATTCTGCTGTTGCTACTGCAGAGCAGATCAACAAAACCGAATCATATCGTGATCCTGACAGCTTTGCTGACATTGTTCGTGGTATGCACTTATATGGTAGAAAGATACTTCGTCCTGAAGCTATCGTTACTGCCAAATATAACGCAGCATAAGGGGAGATTAAAAAATGGCTACTATAACATCACTTTTACTTCCTGCAACAGGTAACTCCAACAGAGGCCGTATGCCTTATCAAGTTGAGTTAAGTATTGACCTGACTGCACAGGCTATTGATTGTTCTTCTGGTGACGTAGTACAATGTATTACACTACCAGCGAATACTCATATCCTTCATGCTGGTGTTCAAGTTGTAGAATCTGCAACAATGGACACAGGTACAAATGCTACTATAACATTGGGTGCAGCAGACGCTGACGAATATGTTACAGCATTTGATATTGATGGTGCGTCAGACTTGGCATATGCTCCAAGTGTTACACCTTCAGCAGAAGTTGTTCTGTCTTCAGCAGACACACTAGACCTAACTTTTGCAGGTGACGGTGCTACCTTCTCAGCAGGTAAACTTAGAGTTTACGCTCTATTGATGGACGTTTCCGAACAAGGAAGCTCATCAGCTAATGAAGTCGATAGAGACACATTGGCATAATAAAAGCATATTGGGGGCTGGGTCTAACTTGGCCCCCTACGCTTATTTTAAACTATGAAAGATATTTAGATGGCAGAAACATATCTAACTTTAACTAATAAAGTACTTGCAAGACTAAACGAAGTTGAATTAACTAGTTCGACTTTTTCATCGTCTAGAGGTATTCAAACACAAGCTAAAACTGCTATCAATGAAGCTGTAAGATATATAAATCAAAGAGAATACAACTACCCTTTTAATCACGAAACAAAATCACAAACACTTACGGCAGGAGTAGTTAGATACTCATTACCTACAACCACTAAAGTTGTAGATTACAACACATTTAGAATAGTTAAAGATAGTGACTTGGCAGTTAGTGGAGGCCAACTTTCTATCTTAAATTATAATGACTACGTAAGTAGAGCTATAGAACAAGAAGATGAA